TATCTAAACTTACATTACTTATGTTAATTCTATTATAATTAACTAAGTTAGCATCTATATAACCATACCAGTATTCAAGGTTATTGTTAAGTTCTATTTGATTTGAGTTATTCATAAATTTGTTTTTTAATTGTGTTATATACTTCGTTATATTCTTTTTCTGTAATTTGCTCATAGCTGCATGGGTATTGCATCATGTGTTGAGTAACTTGTATTGAATGTTCAAACTCCCCTAAAAACAATACAGTTGTTCTTGTTTCTTCTACCATGTAATAATGGTAGTGTTGTTTAGTAAATAACGGAAGTTGTACTTCCATTTGTACTTTTTCTTTTCGTTCGATTGTGACTTTCATTGTTTGTGTTTTTAAATATAAAGCAAATTTAAACTATTTATTAATCACTTTAACATTAGCATATAAAAAAAAAGCAACTATTTTTTATAATAATTGCTAACTACTTGAAAATCAATAAGAAAATTTTAATCTTTATTAGCTCTCTTTTTTATCTTTTTCTTTTCCCAATGGCGAATGATAGCAGCTACTAATAAAGTAACTATTGATCCGACTACTGAATTATCAACTCCATTAATGAAAGAACCGCCACCTGTAACTTCATGAACTGCCACCGCTGTATTAACTACTTCACTAACTACTGTTGTTAGTGTATCATTTACTACTTGTAATAACATTTGTATATTGTTTTAAATTGTTTATATTTGTGATCTTCGTTCTTTGTGTTTTTCATAAAAATTTCTAACTCTTAAAAGCGCCCCGTAAGGTGCTTTTTTGTTTTATACTATTTCTATTGTATGGACTTCGTTATTATGTAACAATAATCTATTTACTAAATCAGTCTCAGCTTTTGTACTTTCAAATATTGAATTATGCCCTTTTTTATAGCCCAATAAAATGCAACCGAGTGAATCATTGGCTGAGTTCCCTCTGTGCAATAAAACACCTTCAAAGCCTTTTATATCTAAAATACGTGGTAACATCCTTTTAAACTTAGGTGACTGATTAACTGTCAATTTATAGAAGCCTGAAGGTATTGCAGTCAAACCGAAAATCTTTTTAGCTTGTATGAAAAGTAAAGAATCACTTTGTTTTAAACCCCTATCTTTATCTTCTAAGGTATAACAAAAGAAAACATCGTTAATGAATAAACTACCAATAGTGCAAACATCGTTTTTAATTTCTCTAACTACTTTTAGTTTCATCTTCTATTTTTTTAGGTAGTACAGCTTGGTTTGGTTTACTATATAATTGCTCTAATCTTTCACGTTCTAAACAATTATACAACTTAGCTTCTAAATGTTCTACTCTCGTATGAGTATGCCATAGCCACAATACTAAAACAGCAGTTGCGCCATGTTTCTTAATTAAGTCTAGTGCTTCTTTCATTCTATTGGTGGTGTTGGCTTAGGTTCGTAAATAATTAATGGCAAATCTTTAACCCAAATAAACTCTTCGTTTGTGCAATTAGCCATTTCCTCAACGCTAATAATCCAATTATCGTTTAAGTCTTGTATAGGGTTAAAATAACAATCGGGTGCATACCATTGCAAGATTAAAACATCCTTTTGCTGCTGAGTTAATAAGCCAACGTATAGGCTGTATTGCTCGGTTGTTATATCTTTTAAAGTTATCATTATACTTGTCTACCTAAAGTTGTGTTAAATGACTGCACGGCTGTGTATAAATTAGCTGCTTCGGCATCTGTTAATCCTTCACCTATACTTGCAAAGGCACATTGTCTATTTGAAAAACTTCCCGCAGTTCCTGAATTATTTTGCGCACCTATATAAATATTGAGATTTTGTAAAGAACCGCTTGCACCTGTATTAGTAGCACCTATTTGAGCAGAATTTTTAAATAATTTATGAATAGCACTTGTTGTTCTTGATGTAATATAAAGACCTTGTGAGTTTGCGTTAGCAATTATAATTCTTCCAGTTGTTGAATTATATTGGTCACTAATACAACCTAACGATGTGTATCTAAGTGCTAATAATAATTGACCTCCAGAACCATTTGAGTTACTTAATTCAACTCCAAGATTTTCACTATTTGTTCTTGAATAATAAGAAGCGTGAGTATTGTTTAAAGTGCTTTGAGTTAATGTATTAAAAAAAGTATTTGCATAGGCATTTGTACCATTAGGTAAATAACCATTACTACTAAACGTACCACCGCCGCTAAATACTAATCTATAAGCAGCGTTGCTATCAACGGGATTGACTAAATTCCACTTGCAAGTAGTAGCAGTGCCTCCTACCATTGGGTAAACAGCTTTCATTTTAGTCCAAATGTTAGCACTCTTTAAATCTAAAACAAGTTGATTAACTGCGCTCTTTTGAGTAGCATCTGTTATTCCAGCTGCTGTTATAAAAGCCTGTGCATCTGCATCATATGAAGCACCGCCTTTTACTGAATAATCACGAGGTGTTATTCCTAAACTTAAAATCATTCTGAATAAGCTATAATTGAACCACTTGTCAATGTTAGATTAGTGAAAACAGCATCACCAGGAGCGTAAATAATTGCCCCTTGCTTTAATGTTTTACCACTTAATCCAATTGATGTTAAATAGTTAGTTGTTGTATCAGGAGCAAAGCCACCCGTTAAAGTTCCTACCACTGTATCAGCTTGTACGATAAAGCAGTAATATTTTTTACCTGTTCTTGCGTTTGTGTTGTCAATATATTCACACCCACCGTTAGCTGTTAATCTTAAAGCGTTTGCCATGTCTTTTATTTTTTAAAGTACCATTATTTTATTTCTTTGTAACCATAACGAATGATTACAACAGGATTATTTAAATCAAGTCCATAAAACTCAATCATATCTAATTTTCCATCTATATAATAATAAATATTATATTTTTCGTTTTCTAATTTTATCTCGTATGTGTACATTATACTATGAATAAAGTTACATTAAATTGTATTGCAGTAGGATTTGTAACCCATGTTGGAGTGTCCCATTTTATTTCTACTAAATCACCTTCTGCAACAGATATACTAAGCCCTGTGTACATTGCAGTATTATAAACTGTATTAAATTTATAAGAACTTGTAATTACTGTGTCTGTAGGAGTTCCTGCTGTTCCTGTTCTTTTTCTTAAAGAAAATGTACTATTTTCAGTAGTTCCTAAAGTACCATTCACAATACTTATAATTCCAATTTTTTTAATCGTTCCTGCATTAGCAATTACAATTGCTGCATCAGGGCTATAAATAGATGAGTTCTTTCCATTACCATAATAAAAAGTGTTTGCATCAGGCGGACTTAAATTTGTTATATGTCCTGCTGGAATACTTAATAAATAACCTATTTGTTTATTTTTCCAAAGTTGTGTTGAACTTTCATAAACTAAAGCATCATTGTTTGCTATAGTACCTTGATTAATATAAACGTTATGAAGTTCATCCAACTCCCACCCGTTCATTATCTTAACATATATCTTACCATTGTTTTGGTGTGAATATTCAACGTAACCTAAAACAACAATATGTCCTGTACTTCCATCAGGCTTTATGTTAGTTATATTTCCTGCTATAGTTGGACTTAAGTATAGAACATCACCATCTACCCATGTTTCACCTTGTAATGAACCTGTTGTATTTACATTTTCAATTTGCCCAACTGTAATAACAAATCCTTCTTGATTGTTAGATATATTTTCAGCTACAATTCCAATTGTATCAGCACTATTTAAGTCGGTGTTTGCTCTTGCAAAATTAACTGCTAATCTTTGCCCTTGTGCGCTTTGTACTTTTACAGCTTGGTAATTAGCTTTTAATAAATTTTGTGATGTTTTATTTACAACTCTTGCATATAAATCCTGTGCTAATTTAGCATTGATATTACCGCCTTTTAAACCAATTTCTCCAGTCCCTAATGTATCATTCCAAACTACTTTACCAACTGCATTTGTATTTGTTGCAGTAGTATCTAATTGTAAATAATCACTTGTTATTCCTGCTGTATTAATAGCGTTTGTTGTAGTAGCACCTAAATTAGTAACTGATTGTAAATTTTGACTTCCACCACCACCACCTTCAGGAACGTAATCTAATTGTGTCCATGTTTGAACACCATCTCCTATTTTAAATCTTTGTTGGTCTGTTGATGTATAAAATACATCACTTGTAAATGCAACTTCACCAGCTGCTAATATTGGATTATTAGAAGTCCAATTTGTAGATGTATCTCTTCTTAATTGTATTTTTGCTGTTAATGTACTCATGCTTGTACTATTGTATTGCTATAAATTGTAGAACTTGAACCCCCATCTATTGTGCTAACTACCAAAACTTGATAAGTCTCACCACCTGCTAAAGTAGTTATTGTGTTTCCGTTTTGATCAACTATTGTAACTAAATTTGAAGTACCTGTGTTTGTAATTGTTGAGTCAAAAGGTATTTGACATGTATCGTATTTAAAAGGCTGTTTTAATTGCACATCAAAATAGTAACCTGCATCTTCATCATCAAATCTCGGCTCACTAAATGGATTTAAAGTGATGTTATCAGTAATTAACTTCCAACCATAAATAGGTGTGGTTAATTGTGAAATAATATCTAAACATATTTGTTGAATATCACTAAACAACTCTAACTCATTTGTCTTTCCTTTTATCAGCCTATCCATTATGTATATTCTTAACACATAAACATAGGCATTACCTTGTACTTGCGGAGCTTCATAATCAACCCACATTGCAGGATAATTAGTGATTCCACTTGTTGCAAATTCAATTACACTACCATTACCAAATGAGTTGATTTGGTAGTGAGCGTTTGCAATATTATTTAGGTTTTTTATTGTTTGGTTTAACGTGATCATTCAAATATTTTTTCAATATTTCTATTTTGTTAAATAACTTGTAACCACTTTTTTTAGTAGCGTTTTCTTTTTTCAAATTTTTCTTCATAGCTTATATATCTTTGATTACGACCTAAAAATATTCCATTATCATAAGCATATAGTTGTGGCACAATAGTATCAAATCCACTACCAGGATTATCGTATAATGGATAACTACTTGCATTTTCCAACAAATATTCAATCATTCTATTTGTATGGTATTGTGCTTTGTCAGTTACTAAATTCATAAACTGATTTAATTCAGAATAATCAACTCCCGTACTGTTATCACTATTTTTTCTAACAATGTTCTTATTAGTTACCTTATAAGTTAAAAAGGGTGCAGCTTCAACCATAGTCCACCACTTTAAAGCTGGAATGATATAATCATCTAATAAAGTTGTATTTAAAGTTGTTAAACTTCCCGTTTGAACTTGAGTAATGATTTCATTGTAAAGCCCTGAACCAATATAGTTACGAATGTGAATCTTTTGAGCTTCTTCAATTGAAATACGAATATATTTTTCATCTACGTTTGGATCTACAAATGTATAGTCCTTAATGTATGTTGCTGTTAATAATAATACTGTTGCCATTATTTTTTAGTTTTTACAACGTTAGCTTGCCAAATATGTCTACAAAAAGGTGTTCGAGCGTCACCCCCTTTACGAGTCCACCAACCACCTCTAAAGTTCCAAACATCCCATCCAACTATTTTACTTATCTGTTCTATTTGCGCTCTTGAATACATTTTATTTGCATCCAAAAGTTTAACACAAAACTCTCTGCTATTTCTTTTGTTTGGTTTTACTCCTGGTCTCCATTCATAAGAGTACATGATTTTAAAATCTTCAAATTCATTACCTATCTTATTTGCCTGTTTAATTGCTGAAGATTTAGGAACTCTAATAAGTTTTTTATCACCACCGCTTATTTTCTCTTTTACACTTATTTGCTCTTCGTCTAGAAGGTCTTTGATTAAGTCTGCTACTCTATCCTCTTTTATTCTTAAAGTATCTGCAATTGTCTTATTTTCCATTAATGGATCTTTATCTAACAATGCAACTATATCTCTTTTTAAACTATTGCTTAAAGGTGAAATTTCAGCAAATTCAAACTTGCCATCTTCATTCATAAACTTTTGCTCATAAAATTCAAAGGCATCTTTATCTTCACCAAACATTTTAAAGATTTCAATTATCTCATCTATTTCAGAAACACTTTTAAATGAATGTTCGCAGCAAGTATCTTCAAGTTCAGGTTCAAAGAATCTATGTATAGCACTTGATACAATTGGTTTTATTTCTTCTTCTATTGGAGGTAATCCGTACATTTCACGAACCTCGTTTTTAGTCATTACCTTAATCTTTTCTTCAATAGGCAACTGCTCTTCAATAGGATCTAACTCTTTTAAGTAAATACGATTTCCAAATCCTTTTAACTTCAATAAGTAATTAAAGTCTTTTTCAATTTCTCTTTGATTTGGAATTATGTAAGTTGATTTGTAAAGCTCGTAAGAATCGTTTATTTGGTCTTTACTTCCTAACTCACCAGGTGTTTTGATACCAACTAACATTGGATTCGGTATGTGATGGCCGATAATTAATTCTTGAATAACTTGGTCATTTAATTCAGTTAATTGAGCATCAACATTTTGAGGTGTTAAATGTTCGATTGTAGGAGCTGTTTCTCTATTGCCACTAAATGAAATTAGTAAACTGTTAGCTCTATCGGTTCCTGTGAATTTTTCTTTTAAACGTGCTTCAATTTCTTCTTTTTCTTCTTCAGTTGGTCTACCATTACTAAAGTTTAAAATCGTTCCTGCATTAAAGCCACTTTTTATAGCATTCAATCTGTAATTAGATAGCTCAACATCCACTTCTGCATAAACTGCTGAAGCCACATAATCAGGCAAAGGATAAGCATCTAAATCAGGTCTGTATTCTTTACTTACAAAAATTTGTCTGCTTGTTGGTTTTTCAGGATCGAATAAAGGAATATACTCAAGGTCGGTATCTTCAGGTGTTTGTTTTTGTTTACTCCAATCTTTAGAGTACCAATAACCTTCAGCATCTTTTGCTTTACGAAGATTGTTATAAGGAAAATGTAATAACTCAAAGTTGTTACCTGCTTTATTCCAAATAACTTCTAAATAGTAACCACCGAATAACTTTTTATCTAATACACATTTTTTAACTATATCTTTTAATGTATCAAAATTTGTATTCTCTTTATTGATAAAGTCATTTGCTCTCGCTATATCTTCAATTGATAAACTATCGCTATCAAACCCAACACCAGCACCACAAATGTAAAGTACCTTTCCGTTAATAAAAGCGTTATGCTTAGAAGAACGATTGTACAGGTATAACAAATAAGCTGGGGAATTATTGTAGTAACCAACTCTTTCAGCTCCATAGATAACAC